ATCCGACATAGCGTCAAGCCAATCAATCAATACAATTTGTAATTCATCTTTCTTCATAGTCCTCCTCATGTGTATCGTTAAACTCTGACCATACTTCTTCTATTCGATCATTAATCATATTCTCAATTTCTCTGGAATAATTTATTGGTCTTTGTCTTGATCTAATTCTTCCGACTATACCAAGATTAGTATTGATCTTCTTACCAGACGAGAGTATCTTATCCCAATACTCTTTGTCATAATCAATAAGAACTCGTCTACCTACTTTCTTAATACGAACATTGAACAAGTCCTCGCCATCATCTTTGCGAGTGTTGTTTATGCTGTTAACATATTTATTCCATCTGCGAGTATCTTCACGAGCATAGTCAGATACCCTGCGACGATAGTACACAGGTATACCTGTTCTGTTAACATGAAGAATTAAGTCTGCGACATCTGTCATTTCCTCTTCATTCCATATGTATTCGTTACCATCTTCATCTTGCTCATACTGTGGATGTACATATCTAACTTGTATCGCATTGTCAGGTATATATTTTCCGATAATCATTTCAAGTAGATGATGATGAATATACCAATAATACTAAGAATAAGATAAAGAACTGCGTTGTCAATTTCCATTTCATCTGCCCTCCTTCACAAAGGTATAAGTTCCAAGTGCAATGCAGCCACACGCCACACCACAAATAAAAGTTAATAATGTAATTATAATCATAGCATACTCCTGTAATTTGTCAATAGAAAAAACACCGATAGAACACCGAAAGAACTCGATAGGTCAACATATCGAGGGTGTGGGGTATGTGTAATCCCTATTAACGATTTAAAATTTATTATTATTTTTATTATAATAATATACTGAACTGCCCCCTTGACAGTAAACATGATACCCTCGTGTCCTATCGGTGTCATGTCGGTGTTATACTACCATGTGCATTGGTTTGTAATGAGAGGATTGATTCTCCTTAAACAAACAAGCAAAGTGGTCAAACATATTTCTCATGTCTTCGTTATGGTCATGTGCCACCACATGCATAGACATAGCCATAGCTTTTTGTGGTACATTCAATGATCTACCCCATTGTTTCAACTGTCTTAAGTTAGTGCATGGTTGTCCTGCATGGAAACTACCAATCCAATCCCATAGATGAAACTTTTTAATAGTTGTAGATGTTAATCGTCTAGTGCCAATGGAATTCCAATCGCCTATTCGTTTTAACCTAGCAACTGTGTTAGGTAAAGATACCTGTAGATTACTATCATGCTTTATGTTTACAATAGTTCTAGGATATTCTTTGGTATGTGGATCGTATAGCTTATCATATTCTGCTTTGCGTATGCGAACACCATTGAATGTAATATACTTTACTCTATCCAATGGTATTATACTATTATCATCAAGCCATCTAATTGAGGTAGAAGATTCGCCACTAGGCACATACCCATAGCTAATATTCTTTAGATGTATGTTGCTAGGCAATCCTGCTTTCACAGGATCTGCCCACACATATTCAAATTTGTTTTTGGTATTTACTCTTGAGCCTAGAACTTTAGTCTTGCCAAATTCTTTTGTGCGATTTGATAAAGAGATCGCAAAAGTGATTGGCTCATTCCACCAATATGCAACACTTGGTCTAAAATATTTATTGCTCATGCTCTGTTCCCTACAATTTCTTCACTAACAAGGCAACCCACACCAACGGGATTCTCCTCGCACAGTTCAATGATTTCTTCTTTATCCATTTGATAAAGGTCTTCCATGCGTAATGCTTTACCGTTCCACATGGTTTCATCTGCGTCTTGCTTTGGTAAAGGTAAGTCAAGTTGTTTGTCTTGAACTCCAACACCACTAGCCAAAGGTGTAGGCTTAACCTCTACACCATTACGACTGTAGTATCCATAATGATTGCGTGTT